AGCGTTCTGGGGTCAGCCTTAATCATTCAACTCTCCTGTTGGTTTTTCAGCTTTTGATACTCGGAATTCTCTGGCACTTCTAAGAATATTCCGTTGTCCCTCGCCCAACTATAACACTGATCCAAAAAATACACCATTTCGCCAACATCCAGATCACTTGTGTGCTTGACCTGATTCTCAATTACTGTCTTGCCTATTTTAATATCTTCTGTACCTAAGAATCTTTGTTTCATCATTAGCTTCATATTATCAGGGGTAGCTGTAGGCACTTTTTCAATAAACTTATCTGACATGGTTTTACACCAGACATGGAATAAAGCATTCTGATTTAGGCTTCTTGGGTTAGTGTAAGGCTTAAGAGTTATGCAGAGGGGTTTTGTATAGTCCCATGCATTGACCCTTTTGATAAGAAAAGGCAACCGCTTCTCTACCTCAAGCAAGTTGCCTATCTTAATAAAATCTCCCTGACTCACACTAGCTTCCTTGTCAGCCATTTTTGAGATAGTGTTGTAGTCACTTCAACCTTCTTTTTCCGCAGTGTTCTACCACAATGACTTTTAACCAACTCATCATCTGTGCAGATGTCACTACCGTTTAACCTGTATCGAATCGCTGTATCTGACAGGCCAGTTATCTCTGATAATCGTTTGATAGTGTAGTATCGACCATGCACAAGGTCTGGCTTGTTGCCTTCGTATCGGATTTGCTTTGCTTGACTAGATGCGCTCACGTATTTCTCCATCGTAATAGTAACCAAATTTATTTAAGTAGAATTCCTTCATCATCTGCACTTGATCAGGATCGACCCAAGTGACATCAGCCATTTGCATCTCTAAAGTTTTGGCTCTTATGCTATCAGGTTTATTATATTTCTTAGCGATAGGGGAGCTTCCACCCTGCTCCTGTGATCTAGATAACCAAGAGTTTACAAAGCGTTTAATACCTGTGGGCTTTTTCCTGCGTGTTGGATTAGCATCTAACCAAGATTCCATTGCCATCAGTTCTTGGTGTACATCGACCTTTGGAAAGGCACGTTGCCAAGCAATAACGTCAGTCTCTTCTGGTTGCCATTTGTCGCCATTATTTAAAATCATTTAAGCCACCATAGATGGTTTTGCTTCCATACCAGTAGCGGGCATCACTGCGCTTTTCTGAACCCTTGTTCTAAAAAAGCCATTATGCTCAGGGTACATTTTCATAAATCTTCTGGCATAAAAAGGCGGGTGATTATTACCAACTTTAAACTCCGTAACACCGTCACCACCTACGTCACCCATGTCCCATCGTATGCGTTCAAAGATAGCCTTTACAGAGTAATTAGAATAGCCCCTGTTGATACGATCAAAAGTAAACTCTACGAATTTTTCCCAAATTTCTGGGTGTTTTTTGTGAAAGTCATCAGCTTGCTCTGCCATTTCTTGAAGTCTTGTTTTCATGTGAACCTCCTACAGTTCTGTTATTTTTAATTTATCGTCGTAATCTAAAGAATCAAGATGTTCTCTGTATACATTCCTCATGTGTTTTACAGATAAACATTTTTTAATAAAGCTATGTAAGGTATTGCCAGTTAGGGTAACAGATACTTCATCTGCATTTATCGTTGCGCTGTCCTTATAAATTGATGTAAATCTTTGAATATCTACACTGAATTTATGTGTAACATTACCTTTTACATTAATATTGTAATAAAGGTTTTCAAAACCTCCTTCACTTACAAGTTCAGACAATCTTCTAATTTTAAGTCTCCCAGATGAATCAGGGTGCATTATGTTTTCAGTGATGTTTACTGCCATTTGTAATCTCCTATGGCTCGGTCAAGCCTCGCCTGTTTTATTGATAAATTGTTTCTTATTATTTTATGTAACTTTTTAAAAGACGTTCTAACCCTTTTACTTCAAAAAGTAAATTTACGATCTAAGGGCTATGCGACTCAGCGGTTACTTCGTATTCGTATCGGATATCCAACCTATCTACAATCTAAAACCGATTAAATTGTAGGGCTATGTCTGGAGGGTCAACCACGCTCTGACGTTTTATCTAAGGAGTTCGTCAGCCTCTAGCCCGAATACTGTATTAATTAAAAATCATTTTTACAAAAAGGTAAACCTAAACCTTATACCCAAAAGTTATAAAAGACTCTAGGCTTATATCCAAAGCATCACATACGCGCTGAATAGTGTGCAGTTTCATATTAGATTGAGTACGCCAACGTAATACTTGCTGAGGGGAAGTCTTTGCTATTTTAGCAAACTCGACGCTAGTGATTCCTTTAAGTTCTTGGGCGGCTACTACGCATTTGCCTACGTGTATTAATTTCATTGCATTAAATCCTATGTTATATTTGTTTGGTCGGTTCCCCCGATCGACAACCTCCTATGGTTTGCCCCCCGAAAGGGGGGCTTTTTAGATCAGAATGGTATATTTTCGTCCAGTTCTTCAATGCTCATATCTGGTTGTGGCGCACTAACTTCCGCACCGTCTGTCCAGAACTTTTTAACATTACCTAAGATCACGCTTTGCTCACCTGCATCGCGCTGTTCTTTAGATTGTTCCATAGAGATAAATCCGTTATTGCCATATTCATCTTCTTCATCAAGATCAACAAAGGTTGTCATGTTTAAATAGACACCTTTAGCCCCTTTATACAGCTTGGATTTATCAATCTTGCTCACGTTGATTCTTACATTCAGTCCTACTTTCATTTTAACTTCTCCACTTGGTTTAAAATTTGACTTACAGCCGCATTAACTTCAGCGGCTAACTTTGCGATGTATTCGTCATCGCGTTTAACGCGCACAAGAACGTGACGCATTTTTGGATGATAGGCAAAAAAGTCCCACCATTTTCGTTGGGTAATCCACATACAACCTTGAATTTGTTGCCAGTATTTCTTAACACCAACTTGTTCGTCTGCCAGATAGCTAACCATTGTTTTAGGCGCAGGACATTTAATCTCTAAGCCGCCATCACCATTAATTAGACCATCAGGTGAACAGCCAAATTCAAAGCTAGGGTCTAAAATAAAGCCAGTTTCTATAACCTCATTATCGGTAATAAACTCATACGCCTCTCTAGCCTCTGGCTCTAACTTAGTCCCACGTTCCATCCATTCAGTAACATGGAAGGGGGTGGATTCACCTGTAAGACGCTCTGCAATTAATTCGTGAATATATCCACTAGCAGAACTTGACGGCTTACCAGTTGCAGTAATCAGCTTAGAAAAGCCACTGGCAGATGGCTTACCCAATCGTGCGGCAAGCCATTCCTCAGTTCCTTGTTCGTGGTCTAGGATAATCACTTCTTAGCCTCTATCGCGGCAATCACTCTGTCGTAATTACTGGCTAAAACTTGATCAATATTTTCTACTTTAAGCCACTCTAAAAACCTAGCCTCATCTGATTTTGTTTCATCAAGTAATTTCTTGATAGCAATTATTTGATCTTCACTAACCGTTGCTTTAGCTACTGCCTCTGGCAAATCTTCCCCTGCGTAGATGTAGTGACCTAACCCAAACATGGAAAAACATTTAGTCAGGCATCTCATTTTAGCCGTATTGATTGCAAACTTATCAGGGTTGGATATTGCTTTGTTTCTATGATCCATCACTGGTAGCCACATATTCCTAACCATGGATTGATCTTTTTCAGTTAATAAAACACTGCACCTAATTTCTACCGTTCCAGTTTCACTGCATTTATCTTCCTCAAAGGTGTAATGTATGTCAGGATAATGTTCCATCATAATGCCGTAAGCCCAAGCCCATGACAGATAAGACAGCTTGCCTTTTTTCTCGATATGATCTGATACATCAATAGCAGATAACGTCTGCCAGACTTCTTTAGATAAACTCATGTTGACCTCCTACAGTCTCTTCTTTCTGGTATTGCTCACCATATCCTAGTTCGTAAGACTCTGATTGACCCTCTAAGGCAGGGTAGCCAAGAATGCAGTCATACTCACCGCGCTCATAGTCGTTTAACTCGTTGATACTCATATTGCCTCCTACAGCATTTATTTTTGAAGTTGTAAAAAATAACGTCTACGATCATGTATTACAGATTGACTAATGCCATACTGAAAAGCTATCTCAACAATTTTTGATAAAGTTAATTTTCTTTGGTTCATTAAATCAAATACAACCGCATAAGTTTCCCACTTGCTAAAATTGTTAAATGCGTTGTGTGCTTTACATTCTGATTTTGTCATTTTTATTGCCCTTGTTTTATTGATTGAGATTACATCTTAGTCTATCTAATCTTAAATGTAAACCTTTTTGTTAATTAATAAGCCAAAAAAAACCCCACACTAGGCAGGGCTTATGTTTTATATGGTACTAGTAAGACCAAATAGCAGGGGGAAAACCTTCCTCCTCTGTGCAAACATCCAAGTGGATGAATCTACCGCCACCTTTCTGCTGTACACCTATTCTTTTTATACCGTGCTTTTGTGCCACTCTAATGATTTCTAAGGCGTTTTCTCCGTTAGCTAATATATCTACCGCCTTTCCGTATGTATGCGCTCCTAAACGCTCTTTACGCGCTTCTATGGGGTGCTGTGGTGATCTGTAAGCACTAGAGAGGGGAAAGCTAAAACCGCACTCATGCCGTATCTCATTTAGCAGGGCTAAGAAGTCAGGATCAAACCCTTCTTCTCCTGTTGCTTTGCACTTAAGTTCTTTAGGTTTAAAGTAATTCTTTTCTTCTTTCTTTTCTTCTTTCTTTTCTTTTTTCTTTGTAGTCATTTTCCGACTCCTTTTATGCGTTCTGCTGATCTCATCGTACCAAGTCCGAGCATTCCCATTAGAACTGGCATCATTACAGACGTATCAGCTTGGGGTATGTCTATTCCGAACCCTGCCGCCAGTGGCGAGACTAGGAAGTTAACCGCGAATCCAAGGACGCAGACCCATCCTGTTGCAGGTCGCCAAGAACTTTGGAACCAGTTTCCTTGGGCTTCGGCTTTGTTGAGTTCAATCTGAGCGACTGCGAGTTCCTGCGCGTGGCGTTCAGAAAGCGTTGAGAGTTCATAAGCAATCTTCTGCTTTTCGGTGGCATCAGGTATCCATTTATCAAGTAAACCAGTGACAGGGGCAATCAGTGCTTCTAACATTACGACAATCTTTCAATCAAAAACAAGCCGATGATCAGAGGATACATTCCCCAGACCATCATTTCTGCTTTTTTAAACCTAACAGAACCTTCATCGAGGCGTTTCTCTATAGCTTTGAACTTATCTTCGATGGCTTCCATCCTTACAGCGCATTCACGTTCATGGGCTTCGAGTTTTAATAACGCCTCTTTGACAGTAGCCATTAGTTTTCCTCGTCCACCGCTTCTTCAACTTCTAGCTGTTGGGTAAGCATATTCATAAATGCTTGGCGGCCTACGCTCAGTTGGTCAAGGTTAAATTGAGTGCTTGATATTTTGCGGTCAAGATCAGCAACATGATTTACCATCGCTTGTTGTTCTGGTGTCATGTCTTCGAGGGTGTATTCTGTATCGTTGATCGTAATGGGGGTGGTTTTTTTCTCGCCCATGTTAATCTCCTTTTAGTTAGTGAAATTACATTCTACTTAATCTATCCATAGAAGTGAACTAAAGCCAATACTAAAAAATAAAATAGTAAAGATTAAAGCCTTCCATTCTTCCTTGTCTCTCCAGTCAAAATTACTCATTCAAAAATTACCGTCTCTTCTGGGTCTATCCATTTCGTCACGCAGTACGCGGTCACAGGCAGGTATTCATTGAACCTTATTTGCTTTGCTATCAACTCACTAAAATAAATGCATCGGTTTAGGTCACGAAAGAAAGCATATTCTTCAGCAGACTCAACGTAGTTATTGTTAATCGTCTGAATCATCAGAACAAAAACAAGAACTTTCACTTTATAACTCGTGTCGAGTTGTCTACCCAAGTCACCTTACAAATACAGTCAACAGTTTCATACTTTCGTGAGGGTCTGGCTAATTCCTGACACATGTAAACACAGGCGTGTTTGTTCACGTAATATCTGGTCTTGCTCTCATCAACCTCACCATTGATAAAGAAGATTAAAGCAAAGACCATTTTCATTACTTTTTCTGTTCTAACATGATAGTTATAAGCTGTGCCAACTTCTCATCGCTTGCTTTGGCTGTCTCTTGTTGATCTGCCAATCCTTTTGCTATCTGTTGAATAGCCTGAGAATTTAAAGCTACAGCCTTACCGTTGGCGTTAGATTCTTTTATAACCTCAACCACAGCTTTTTCAACTCTTTCAACTTCAGATTTTGTAGCCTCTGCCTGAGCCATGCTAGAGCCATAGGCAATCGCAACACCTAGACCAGAGATTACAAACGGCAATGCCCAAGTAGGGATGGATACTGTATTTTCACTCATTGTTTAGCCTTATTTCCTAGAAACGCAAACTGCTCAAGTATTTTGTAAGCCTTAGCAACAAGCGCATCGTCTTTTGGTGTGTCAGTGTAATTACAAATGACAGAGGCAATAGTTACCAATGAAGTTGCAAGTACATATAATTCAATCAAGTAACCCATTACCAAGGCACTCCAGTGCTAATAGCAGGTGCTTTGCTGTCTGCTATCTGTGCGGCTATAGAGTCTTCAAGGGCTGTTACAGCTTCTTCGCCCATGTCGTCTTTAACCCATCCAATAGCCTGAGATTCGGTAATCTCTGCATAAGCTGTGTAGCCTTCAGAACTACTGTCAGGCGTAAAGCCACAAGTGCCATAGCTACTGCCTGAGTGGTCGCCATCTACGTCTGAGGCTCGCCAATGGGCAACGATTACGCCATCGTCACTTGCGTTTCTTTCTAACTGTACTACTGTCCAAGTTACTGCCATTTTTCTATACCTCTAGTTGTTTTCAAGTTTTGTTATACGTGCTTCAAGTTCTTGTATAGTTGCAACCAATAATGGTACTAGCTTGCTTTGGTCGATGCCTTGGTAATCAGGGACAGACCTAGTACCCATAACAGCTTCAGTGGTTACATTGCCTTCATCATCTAGTACTGCAGGAGTAACTTCATACTCCTCGTCTTTCATTGCGTCTTTTGTGCCTGTTATTGCTTCAGGTACAACGTCTGCAACCTCGTGTGCTAGGAAGCCATCGACAGTAGCGTCAGCATCGGCAATAAAATTAAATCGTTTAGGTTCTAACTGCTTAAGTCTTTCTGTAGCACCTGACATCGCTACTACGTTTTCTTTAAGACGGTAGTCAGACGAAGTGTTGTAAGCAGTGGCAGAGCCACTGGCTGAAATTGAACCAACTATTCCATTTGCGTTGTAAAAATATTGATAAACATGCAAACTTGTTCCAGTATGGCTGTTAAGAATTTGAGAGTCAGCTGACCTTATTTCAATCCCATTACTAGCGCCTGAATTTGACCACGAAGCAAATTTAGCTGTGCCGCCAATATTAGCAACGCCTGATAGGTGGAGGTCTTTGAAGCGAGCACCTGGGTCACCTAGCGTTGTAACTCCATTTTGACTAGGATATATTTCATCGAATTGATCTGCAAAAATGAGATTTGTATCAGATGCTCCTATCATTAATTTACCGTTTGATACACTACCAATACTACCTACGCTTGTGCCGTTTTTACGCAGAATCAACAAATCGCCATCATTGGTGAGACGATTAAGGCTCATTGGTTCATCACTATCGCGAGTGACAATTAACGAGTTGCCACTGAAATAGCGTAGACCCTCTTGTGACTGCCACGTTGTATTTGATGTACCCACCAAAAGATTATTGTTATTATCAATCCTGAGTGCCTCACTAGTACTTTTCTTAACAATAAGATTAGGCTGACCAGTGTTAGTACCATCGACCTCTATTGTAAATAGTCCTACAGGAGCTTTGGTTAGGGTTAGCTTTTGGGCTGTGGCATTGTTACTTAGGTAGAGGTCTTTGAAGCGAGCGGCAGATGAACCTAAATCAAGGGTATTATCAGCATTAGTTCCACTGTTTGTTGAAGGACGTACAGAAGGTGTTGAACCTGTCCAAAAACGTAAAAAAGTTGCGTTACCTGCATTATCACCACCAATGTAAGGGTGACCTCCATAACTACCAATGCTACCTACTTCAGCCCCATTGTAATAAAACTTCTGGATTGCCCCTTGGGAAGACATACGATTCAAACGCAGTGGCTCAGTGTACGACTGTGTAATACTTGTCTGACCAGAGATTAAAGTTTGTAATCCACCAGTGTTAAGTGAGTCTGCNNGTGCGTTCTGTAAGTGTCTGTGATGCCACTGAAGATGAAAGATTACTATTATCCGATGTGCTAAAAATAATAGGAATCCCTGAAGCAGAGGATAATACAGGGTAATTTCCTGCTTTCTTTACGAACCCTAATCGATTGTTAATTGTGTCATCAAAAGTCCAAGAATGGTTTTCTTGTGCAAATCTGGCAGACCCACTAACTTCTAATTTAACATCAGGGTCTGAAACACCAATACCCACGTTGCCAGATGTATCTATTACATATCTAAATGCATTAGCAGTTGCGTCAAAAACTGCAAAAGCCGCACCATAAGAACCAATTTGATATTCTTTGCTTTGGTCACTTTCAGTAAAAGTTAAAACAGGTGTATTACTTGTTACGTTTAAACCTGTGCTTGTCACGCTACCTTGAAATACTCCATTTCCAACATGGTCTAAAGTAAATGACTTTCCAGTGTCGTTACGAGGTGTTAAATAAAACTTGTCGGTTGAATTATTTTCACCATACATTAATACCCCTGCACCGTTGCCACCTCTGAGACGAATACCCGCACTTCCAGATGCGTTAGTATTTTCTAGCAATAGAACAGCGTTTGAGTCTGTAGCAATTTGAGCAGGGGTAGCTGTGTTATTTACTTGCGCTTGAAGCTTTGCACTAGGCGCAGTGGTGCTTCCCACCATA